CCAGACCGCTTTCAAGAAGTCCTTCTACTTGTGCTAGATCTAGATCTAGTGTACACCAAAATTCATCATCGGCATCTAGACAAACATAGATCATATTTTCCCAAAGACGCCATTGATCTGCATCGTTGAATTTTAGATTAGGAAAACTTTGATTAGCACCAAAGTAGATGTGAGTACATCTATGGTTGCGAGCAAGTTCCATGATCATATACTCGTCGTGTACACCTGTTACAAACAAAGTTTTCATTCCGTAAGCAGGAGTCTTTTCGATCTCGATTCCTGTAAAGAATGTGATGCTGTCTGCAACACCTGATTCGTAATTTCTTTTCATTCTGCAAACCTTTCTTTCATACGTTGTTGACGTTCTGCTTCGTGATGATCACAGAGAGTCTTAATCCACCCACCTTGTCTACTTTTACCAGGAGCACCACATTCTTCACAACTGGCATCGGCCCACGTTTCCGCCATACGAACCATTCCATTGATATTTTCGTCACCACCATCGTAGTAGAAACGTAGTCCGCCAAACTTCTCTTTAATCTGTGCTACTGTTACCTGCGGCACTACTTCAGACTGTTTGTTCTTCCAATCAATATGATGCTGAATATTACTGCACAACTTTTCTAGAATTGGCCACCAACCTTCACCACATGCAAATCCACCATACTTACCACTAAACATCTTTGGAAATCGTTCTTCCATGTGTTTGGCAAAAGCGTCATATTTTTCAAATTCGTCACTCATTACCAAGTACTCACGTCAGTGTTATCAACTTTAATATCCTTGCCCAGCAATTCAAAATGAACTGTTGTGGTAGGCCCAATACCACTAGAGTGTTCCTCAACAATTTCAAATTGAGGAACCTCCGGAAAACGATTGGCAATATCTGTCAATGTTTTAATTTGAGTCTGTGTTAATATATATTTTTTCATCGCTCGTCATCAAAGTCAACAGTTTCGTGATCGTGTTCCCATTGCTTACGTCTTAGTATAGCAAGTTCGTCTCTTAAAAGCAACCTCTGTTTCTTCAATTCTTGCATTTTCATATCTTCAAACAGTCCATTCTTTTCTAGTGTATCGATTTTTTGGTCCAACACTCTATGAGATTCCTCTAAATGTTTAATTCTGTTTTCGTACATAGTTACTCCTTATTCAGCTACAAGTTTATCCAATTCACCATCTTCACGATCGTCGTTCCATGAGTCTTTATCTTCGCTGCCTTCTTCGTAGAACAGGTCATTAGAGATATTTGTAACACCACCACGTAGGCGTGAGCCTTCCAAATTCTGCATAAAGCCTCTGGTCTCTGCATCAGCAATCATTTCAAATGCAGATTCTTTGTTAGGACAATTAAACAGTTCTTCAACAAAGCGATCAAAGTACAAGATGTTGCGTGGAACCCAATCACTGTACTCATCACTCATATCACGATCTTTGTTTTTCTTCCACATTCTCCAGTCAGGTCGAATCTTAGCTTGTTCAATATCTGCCAAGTTGTTAGCACGTTGTACAGCAACAATGTGTTGATAGACATTATGTCCCATCATTAGTGCATAACCGAAGCTATCCCACGATGTTTTGCCTTCTTTACCGATCTTGTTTAACATTCCTGGCTTGTAATGACACACATCTGAAACATTAAGTCTACGTCCAATTTCGCTTTCGAACGGAAACGGAATGTCTGGACGTGATGCAAGTGCTTTGTTATCTGGGGCCTTGTCCATAATAACACTCCAACGCTTGGCTGTATGCTGACTGTTAGTATAGACCAGTCCGTGTGCAGTTGCAATAAACGGTGATGCACAGTCAAAGCTGATGGTAAAGTTAGGATTGACGTGTTTACGGATCTGACGTTGAATACTGGTCAAGTAGCATGACCAATCTAACTGTGCAGTACCCAAGAAGTGCATCCAATCCTTGCCTTCTAACATACCGTCGAAGCGCATAGTGATCAATCGGCGAAGAGTAATATGCATCTTGCACATGTTAGCACCGCCCATCGCCCAACCTTCGGCGGCTTTATCGCCCCAGACAGTCTTGTCACTGAACTCTTTAACGCCTTCATACCATGCTTCAGCAGTATCCCAGTTACTGCCCTGTAGAACGTTTAAGAACTTAGTAGCACCTAAACGATTTTCTAAGAAGTACTTGTTGTTGTGACGAGTTTTTTCTAGACAGTCTTCAAAAGACTTCAATCCAGTCTTTGGGGAGTGAATATGATCGCAGGCCCAAGTCGGAACGTCAAGCATCATTGACCAGTCAGCAGTTAATTCAAGCCAGTTAAGAATATCATCTCGAGTTTTGTTAGCTGCTTTACCTTCAAAGTCTAGCCAATCAAACTTAAGAATACCTTTACCAATCTGATAACCGCCAGAGTCACCCAAGATCATTGTCTTGCTACGATCACGTTGTTGAATCATTGAATCATGATCCATTGTTTTAGTAAGATCTAATTGTGCGTGACCTGCTGAATACAAACCATACTTGTAATAAAAGTATCCTTGCTCCGGGTTTAAAAAGTTCATACCTTCAATGCCACGATCAAATCCTTTAGGAATACGATCTTTAGGTACGAACTCTTCCTTACGTTGTTTTGCAATGTAAGTGCTGTAGAAACTACTGATTGCAGGCAAATAGACTGCGTAGTCTTTCTGTAGGGGTGTTAAATCAACTGGTTGTTTCATGTTCTCTCGCTAATTTTGCTGTAATGTCTAATTGACGTTTTGCCTGTTCTACGTTTTCTAATGCTATTTTAACAGCCTTGTTTTCATTTGCCAAGCTCTTCCACATCATTTCTTCGTTACGTTTCTCACGGGCCCAATCTAATAAAGATTCTGCTTCACCATTTAGACCTACACTGGCATAATACATATTCAGTATAACCCAATTAGATCCGTCAAACACTTCCATATTTTGATTAGAAGTGTTATAACGCATATTGCCAACACCTTGTGCTCCGTTATAGCCTCCGCTATAGCCGTTCACATGGGTACTGGTATTACTGCCAGTGACTTGAACATAACGACTCGAAGAAGTAATGTTCTTAATCATATTTAGGCCGCCTGTGCTGGAATGATATATTTGTAAGTAGCAAGTCCGCTGTCCAAAGTAATCTGAATAGCACCTTCATTGCTCAAGGACATCTTTGTGTTGTTGACATCTGCAATCTTGAGAATACTCAAGATTGGTAGCACTGGCCAAGTCCAACCACGATCTAATTTACCAGTAATGCCCATGGCAAATATAAACTCTCCGCCGTGTGTTGAAGCATCGCCAAAGATAAATTTCAATTTATCACCATCAGTCTTTGCCAAGAATGTTGGATGTTCGTTGTTAGCACCTGCTTGAAAGTTGAAACGTTGCACAGCACTAACTGTGGGTTCAACCTCCACGTCCCACTTAACACCTCGAAACTTAACTGTTTTCATTTTTTCATTAATGATCTCAGTATTCATAAAACGATAATCGTTTTTAAAATCGCCATCTTTGTTTTCAAAGTGTAGACCAGTTGGAATTGTTTCGCCATTGCGATCTGCGGTAGTGATACTAATCTTGGCATTTTCTTTGTACTCAGCACCGTCTAACAAATATTTTAATTTGTTTAGTTGCGGCATACCAAATACACCCATCATATCTGGATACGGTGCATTAGTTTCAGCTTCCATAATCACTGAACGGTCCTCAGCCATTGAATTGATCACGGTTTTATTTTGATCGCCGGTGACTTTAACTGTGGTTAAAAAGCCTAGGTTCTGTGTGTGCGATACGATATCTTGTAAAATGTCTTTCATTGAAAGTTCTCCTGTATATTAAGATTATATTTAGATCTAGAGTAAAAAGCAACCGCAATTTACTCAAAGTCAAACAATTTTGCAAATGTGTTATCACTGCGAGTTGAACTGATATCCCATTCCAAGACACCAATCAAGTTTTCTAGCTTTTCATCGATGACTGCGTTTTCCATTTCAGCATCGTTGAAGGGCAAGTCTTTGAACCATTGAGGTAATCTCAGTTCATCTACCGGATAGGCCACTGATGTATACCCCATTGGATTATCTTTGACCTTGCAGACAATGACTTTAGCACCGTCTGTAATGGCTACAGAGTATTTGTCATCCATCATACGTTTCAAAGTATTCCAGTTAAGACTTGCTCGAACGTGTCCGGGCATGTTAGTCTTACCTGCTTTCTTTTCTTTGTCGCGATATTGAGAAATGTTATTGGCACGTTTTGGACTACCCTTCTCCCAACCCGGTCTAGTTTTAAATTCAGTGCGGAAGTTAGTGATATATTCTAACACTTCCTCCTTACCTGCACCGTTGAGCACTTTAGTAAGTACTTCACTAAGAAAATCTTGAATTACTACAGGAGTATCAGATCTTTTTAAATCAAGTCCCATTGCTTTGATTTTTCCAGGAGTACCCCCAGTGTCTGTTCTTTTTCCTTCTTTGTCGTAATAAAGGACTGCATATCTCTTCTTGGTGATGAATAGTCCTTTGGAAGCAACAATCTCGCGACCTGCTTTGATGACCTCTCCTCGAGACTTCGGGCAGTGAAAAGCATCTTGCATAAATTTTGGGAAAGTTCCATTGACAGTTTCTCCTATAGTATCATAAAGTTCAACAACTGATTCCTTACTCCAAGGAATTGCTCCTTTCTCAATGTCCTTCTTTAACGTAGCATACGCTGAGAAGTAACAAGAGTCTGTGTCACCGTAAATGATTGCTTTGCCTATATGATCATTTTCTCCGGTGATAATTTCGTTTACTTTACCTGCCATGTGACGAGCAATGGCACGCCCTGTAAGTGTAGTCGACTGTCCAATTCGATTGTCAAAGAAACGGCAACCTGGATTCAAAATAGCACCATACAGGCTGTTCAAGTTAATTTTCTTGACCAACTGACGTTTGTCCCAATATTCTTCTTCAATTTTATTACCGGCTGCAATACAATCCTTTAACTTAGCCTGCATGTCTTTACGTTCAGCATACCACCGCTTGAGTAGTCCTGGAATGATACCTTCTTTCTCATAGGTAAAGATTGTACCGTTTGCTGAAAGCATCCAAGGCTGATTACTTTCAAAGATTAGATCATAGGCCTGTGCTGCACTTAGTGTATCTACTCCTCCATCTTCCCAATCAATAGTAATTTCTCTTCCAACATTTCGTTCTAACACAGCGGAATATTCTAGTGAACCAAATACGCCTTCCCATGCTGATGCAAATGATTTACCTTTAGCAATTTCGGCAGCAATATAATCTTTAGTACCATCTTGACGCAGTTGTCCTACAATAGTTTCCGGACCCATGTTCAACGCTCTAATTGCAGAGGGATACAATGAATTAATGTCTAATGAGCCAATCCACTCGTGAATGCCTTTTTTGGGATAAGCAACATAAGCACCAGCGGCTTGATTACTAAATCCTTCCTCTCGACTTATTCTATTAGGAACAATCATTCCGCGTTTGTGAGCTTCGTTGATAATGGCCTGCTCTGTAACAGCCACCGCACCCATTGTTGTTTGAAGTAGCACAGTACATTCATGAGCCAGTGTGTTAGCAAGGGCTAAGAACTTTAATTTCTTGTCCAACTTTTCCAATAGCATACAGTCTTGTCTATTGTATTCGATAAATCTACGGAAGTCATTGTTGTACAATTGATCAAGTGTGCCTTCGTAGACAGTTTTATTTTCTCCAATCTCCATCTCACCGATAGCATCTAATCGATATGTATGACGTTCTTCATATGTGTATTTTCGATATAGTTCGAGACTGTCTAAGTGTACACGACCTATAAGATCATATGTAACCGCAGCCTTGCCATACTTTTCGTATTCACGTTTCTTGGGGAATTGATTCCATAAACAAAAACGTCTTGTATCTTCTTTACTGAGCACTTTGGTAACACGATTAACTGTATAAGGAATATCAAAGCCTTCTGAGTTCCAACCACTCAGTACATCCGCATCTTGTATTAAATCCAAGAACATGTCTAACATATCTGCTTCGTTATCAAACAAATAAGTGTTAGGAAATTCTTCGACCTGCTTCTTAGCTTCTTCCATACTCAACGTTTTGGGCGGAATTGCCAAACAGATCATGGTCTGCATCCATTGTAGGTAGACAGCAATGGCAGTGATTGGCATAAATGCATCTTCTGGTGATGCATAGCCACGTTCTGGATCAAAGTCTACCTCAATGTCAAAGAACGCTATGTTTAATTTTGGTGCGTCTTGATTGAGATAATGATCTTCCAGGCAACGATATATGGGATTGATATCACTTTCAAACAGTTTTTTGTTTGAATGAATTGCAAGTTCTTTGCGATGTTCTTTGACATTTTTGGAACTCACTCTTGAAAGAGGTTGTCCAAAAATACTTGTGAATTTACCCTTGGCGTCTGGGTAATAAAATATATGACGGGCAGGGTATTCTTTGTAATGCCGTTCGCCTTTATCATTGCGCTCAACAACATTGATGATATCCTGCTCTCGATTATAGAAAGCGTCTACGTAACTCAAATTTTTCTCCTATGCAATTTACGGCTTGCAAATACCAGTGTGCGGATTATGGCCTCGCCTACCTTCTAACTTTATTTAACTAATTAGCATCCGGACGAGTCCGACGGTGTCGATTGCGGTAAGCAAGATATAATTAGCCAGCATACCAAAGGAACGACGACTATAAGCACACCAAGCGTATATAGCACAACCTGCAATCCAAATGGGGTACAAGACCAGAAGAGGAGGATTAGGCACGGTTGCGGCCATAGTGATAGAACAGCCAATAGATATAGCCCAAGCAAGGACCTCAAGACAAAAACGTACTCTATGACTTTTGTAGTCCTCTCGGATCCAGCTAAATGTTCCACCTAGTATCTCATTCATTCCGGTAGACGTTTAGTGACACCGAGAATCATTTCAATGTCATTCCATTCTTGTTCGTGGTCTTTCCAGTTGTCTTTGTGTGCAATTCGAATTGCCTTGTTTATGATACTGGGTTTGATCTGCAGTTCTTCTGCCACAGCTTTAACAGTTTCTTTAAGACCCTCTTGCAGATCTTCTAATTCACGAAGCACATTAGAACCTTCACTGATCAAACGTTCTAGTTTGGCTTTTTCTTCGGGACCGTACATTCTTGTTGACATAATTCTCTCCTATAGGACTATTATATAGTCAAAGAAAAAGCCGGTCAACTAATTGCCGGCTTTATGTTACCAAACGGCAAATCTATTTAACTAGATCCGTCTCTGCTCATTCCGACTTGGCTCAAGATCATAATACTTAGTACGCCTGGAATAATTAACCAAGCTGGGCCACCGAAAATTCCTGCGATCGTTGCGGCTGCGCCTCCTAGTATTCCTGTTAAACTTGTAAGTTTTTCGCCCAAGGTTGCACTTGGATGCCAAGCATCGATGCCACCTAATGTTCCCATACCGCTCTTTGGATCTTTTTTCTTCTGACCAAAGAAGTCACCAATTGGACCTTCTTCAATGGATTCACTAGCAGCTTCTGGTTTAACACCTAGTGCCTTAGAAATTGCTTTGATATTTGCTAATGTAAAATCGCTTTTATCTGCACGGTCTTTACCTAACACTTGTTTAGCAACTGATGCCATTTTATCTTTTTCTTCATCTGAAAGTTTTGGTGCTAGTTTAGACATCAGCATGCTTTTGACTTTGTCCATCGTGCCTTCATCTAAACGTGAGCGATTTTCAACTATTTTTTTTTTCGACTCGCTCAATACATCATACATTTCAAATGCACCACCCATACGTTCGTAGACCATACCAGCATAAACATCAGCCTTCATGCCTTCGCCAATCTTGGTTTTAGCAACACGTTGTGCCCAAGCCCACAGTTGATTGTCTACGGGATCAATCTGTTGCTGGCCACCACTTTCAACAACCAGTGCCATCATTTCTTTGAATGATAGATTAGATTCAATTGATTCTTTAACGGTCTTCTTTTTTCCAAAGAATTTTTCTTGAGCAGCACTCATTCCCTTCTTGCCGGCTGGCTTGTTACCGCCTTTGTCAGCAACTGCCTTCTTCATTGGCTCTTTCTTGTCACCGTCTTTGTCCATGTCTAAGAAGTCTGGCTTAGCACCTTCGTCCATGATCTTGGACATCTTCTTTTTCTTATCTTCTTTTTTCTTCTTGGCCTCAGCGGCGCTTTCTTCTTTCTTGGCCTCAACCATCTTCATGAACTTGCTTTTGAATTGTGGCTCAATGCTTTCTACTTTCTTGCCATCTTTAACACGAGTCACTGAACCCTTGCCGTGTGCTTTTTCATAGTCCTTGCTGTCTTTGGCATGGGCTTTGTCTGCTGCCTTGTCGCCTTCCTTGTCTGCTGCACTTTGTGATTTAGCATTTGACTTAGGTTCAGTATGCGGGTCATCGCTGAAACGATTTGGATTTTGTTTATGCTTGGTTACGCCTTTTGTTGAACGATCAATAGTTCCACCTGTAGACGATTTTTCTTCTTTTACATCTTCTTCTTTCTTCTTCTTGGCTTCAGCAACATAAGTTGTTTGGCCAGCTAGAACACGAAGTTGCGCATCTTCGTTGAGCTGCACAGCTTTGTCTAGTACAGGGGCTGCAGGAGTTGTCGGTGGTGCTTCCATCCCGTCAAGTTTGCTGAGTATTGCTTTAAAGTCCATTTTAGTTTCCTTGATTTTTTCTGTTCTGCCACTGATCTTTGAGGCTTTGTTTTACTGAGTTTTGAATAGATTCTTCAAAATCTCGAGGTCCTGATTCAATTTGTCCAGCTGCCATTTTTTCATATTCCATATAGTGATATACGGAACTGATATAATCAGCAGCTTTGGTAATTTTTGATTGTACCCATCCATCTAATTCGTCGTTTTCTCCGATCAGTTTAAACAATTTGGCAGAGTACTGATTGAGCTTATATAGCTCAGCTCTGGCCATTTTGGCTTCGTGATCGTCGACTGGTTGTTTTTCTAGGTCCATAAATGTATTTATCTTCTTATAATAGATTCGCTGGGAGACTTACGTTTTCTTTTTGCAGTGTTATTTTGTTTATAACTGCCGCCAAATAGTGTGCCTACAGCTGAACCCGTGCCACCTTTAATAAACGTGGCTCCCATACCAGCACTTGTAGCACCTGCTGTAGCTGTTTCCAACAGTTCTTTAATCTTCATACTGTTATTTATTTTTCTTGGCGCGGCCTGCTTTCATGTTAGCTAACCAATGTGCTAGTTGCCCTTTACGCCCACCAGATTTAGCAGTTTTACGTAAACTACTTACTGATGCTTTAGTATTAATGCCATGACGTTTAGAATCACCTTTATCTTGTGGATTCCGCCCGTCAGCAAAGTTTTCGTGCTCTACGCTTTCTCCGCCCCCACCATCGCCACCTTCACCTGAGTCTCCGCTGTAGCCAGCATAGTATCCATAGCCGCCGTACGGTCCCGGTCCGTAAGCAGCCCAACGGGGTCGCTTACGTTTTTTTCTTTCAATTATAAATTCTACAGCTCTCATTCGTGAAATTGATGATCGTCATGATAATTATCGGCTACAGAGAAACTTGAACCACAGCCACAGGATGTTTCTGCATTAGGATTACTAATACTAAATTGACTGCCTGATAGATCTTCTTTATAATCTATACTGGCACCCTGCAGATATTGCATACTGGTAGCATCAACTAATACTTTAAAGTTACCTACAGGAAATTCGAAATCGTCTTCATTTTGTTCTTCGTCAAGAGTGAATCCGTAGCTCATACCACTACATCCTCCACCCTGCACAAACGTACGAAGTTTAAGATTTGGGTTGCTTTCTTCAGCAAGAAGATCGGTAATTTTAGACTGAGCGTTTTCTGTAATTGTAATCATATTGGTTTTTCTCCTGTTAGGTATGGCTTACTAAACCATAATTGAAACCATTCTTTTGTGCCTGGTTGAATATTATGTTTTTTCATTAGTTCGCCTTTTTCATTGCCTGTAATACTTATATTGCTGCCGTCGTAGAGTTGATAGCCTTTGAATTCATTAATGCCTGCTAATTTTTTAATATGTTCCAGCTCATCCATATCACATTCCGCCGCCCACAAGGTCTCCTGGTTTAGCCGACTTATTTTTCTTAGCACCATCATTGCGCCACTGGCCTGCTGGTCCTTCCTTGTGTCCAATCTTGGCGCCAGCAAACATGGAACCCTCGCCGACCTTAGTATCCATTTGTTTTAATAGTTCTTGTGCCTTTTCAACACTAATCATATATCTACCAAAGCGATCGGGATTGGCAGCCTTTTGTAGATACTGTTTACTAAATCCAGTCGGTGTCGCAGCCGCCGGTGCATCAGCCGCCGATTTATTGTCAGATGGTGCGGTTACTGTTGCTGTGGGTTTAAATCCACCAGTGTAGCCACCTTGTCCATCGGGTGTAACTCTAGCATTAGCACTACCTGCACCAAATGCCATAGCCCCTGCAAGTCCAGCAGCAGCAGCACCTTGTTTAATTCCTTTCCAACTAACTTCATCTAAACTTTCTGTAGCTGTTTCGCCTGTAATAGAAACGGTCCATTGCTTACCACTTGATGCTGATTTTTTAGCAGCCCAATCTTTTAGCTGTTGATAGTGCGCCTGTTCACGCTGATCATCTGCATACCGTCCTCGACCTTTGAATACTTTCCACTTTTTACCGTTGATGTAGACAGCAAAATTGTTAGGTGGTTCTGTATTGCCTTCATCCCAATCTTCGGGGTCTCTTACCCTCTCAGCCACACCTTTTTTAGCATCGTTGTCAAATTGTTTGTTAGTGGCTCGGTTGATGCCTTTGAAACGCTTGTCGCCTCGAGAATAGTTGCCATCTATATCTGCTTTCTTGGCATCTGCTCCAGCGGCCTTTTTATACTGTGCTAATTTTTCAGTAGACAATTCACTTAAAATACTTTCCATAGTGGCAAGTTCTTTCTTGTGTTTGACATCACCTTGCTTCTCAGCCTTCTTCTTGTCTTTGTGTTGCCCAGCTTTGCCAGCCAGCGAGGCGTTTTTAGCCACAAAGTTTCGAGGCTTTGATTCTTTTTTTAGTTCTATAATAAATTCTTTAGCTTTCATACTTGATCCTTTAGTCCAACCCAAATCCATCACGAATTTCGTCCATTAGTTCGCTTACACTGGCTTCTGTATTAGGTAGTCGTCCTTTGAAAGCATCATCGATATGTGGATCACCTTCTTCTACTGTGCCTAATGCGTATGTAAAAAATCCATCCCCAGCATTATCAATAATAGCAATGTACCACTGATCCTCAACTTCTGCACCTCTAGTGGTAAACATAAATGCATCATCGTTCATACGTTTTCCCTTCCAGCCCGTGGCTTTCATTGCGCTGCTAACTTTGTTAACAACTTCTGGCCACGACAATACATTGCCTAACGATGCTTCTGCCACACCTTGTTCAATGCAGCCTTTTTGGCTTCAAGGTCTTTAATCTTCTTGGCGTGCATCTTGTTCATAGAACCTTTGTATTGTGCTGCTGCTTGACCTTGTTGATGAAACGCAATCTTCTTATCAATGTCTGCGGCTGTTTCAGAGCCTTCCGCCATACCTTGTTCAAGCCAAGGTTCTAATCCTTGACGAACAGCAGAAAATACTTCATCAGCATTTCTTTGTAAGCCTGCTGGCAATCCTGTTTTGAATGCATCAAAGTCATTCACAATTGCCGCAGCCCGCATCTTACTTGCACTCATACCTTCAGCACCTTCTGCATCGGGATCTCTAGCACCACTAGACTCAATCTTGATTGATTTTAAATTATAATCAATGCCGTTTTGTTTATTGAACAATTCTGTAAATGCAGGTACACGATCTGAGCCGCAGATAAAAATAACATTTTCAAAACCTTGTTTTTCTAAACTTTGAAGAACGCCAATGGCAGTACCTACAGATGTATCCCCAATATCAATATTGGGAAATGCCTGCTCAATGAACCCCAACTTGATATCAAAAGGTAACGGGTTTTCCAATCTTGTTTTGTTCTTGCCTGTGGATTTATGAGTTTGCGATACAAACAAGAAATGAGCATCAGCCTTCTGTTTTAAGATAGCCGCAACTACTTTCTGGTGACCAATCGTGGGAGGATTCATTCTGCCAAATGCAACGGCAGCAGTCTTACCTGCCTGCTCAAACAGTTCTAGAAGCTTCATTATTCGTAGTCGCCTTTTTCCATATGTTTTTCTTGTTCAGTGGCTATCATCTTGGCCAATTCTATCAGTTTGTCTTTGGGAAATTTGTCTTCAGCACTTTCAATTTCAAACTTTTCACAGTATGCTTCTTTACAAGATTCCAAAGGACGGATATATATTTTATATGCATTTGGATTACCTCGATGTTCTTTATGACGATTTACAGCTGGAAAAAAATAATTTTTTAATACAGTATCATCGTTATCGATAAAGAATTTCAAGTCATTAGTCCAGTCTATGTCAGTCTGGTCTGAAGTAGGTGCCCCTATCGCACTAAACATTTCTCTTAATAACATTACCAGCTCCTGCAACTCCAGTAACGGGCTTTGTGGCGCGGTCCTGGATTAGCACAATTGTGTCTAGCACGGAAACTTTTTCTACGTGCGGGATTTGATTTCTTAATACGCATTTTTTTATCGCCAAAGTTTACTTTGACAACGTTGCCCTGCGGATTTTTTACATATACTTTAGATTTCTTTACATCACCAGCCATCTTCTTGCCCAGCTGTACTTCGCGACCTTGATATTTTGCTTCATCTACTTCGTCGTCTTCTTTGATCTTTTCGCAGTCGTTGACACGTTTGCCTGCGTTCTTGCCAGTACCTGGTTGAGTGCCAGTCTTTCTATAACCTTTCCAGCAGCTCTTAGGTCCAGCAACACCTTCTATAAGTTCACCTTCAAAAAATTGTACGCCTTCGTTGGTTAGCATTTTTAGGGCAGTATCATCTAGTTCAACCACAATGCCGTCTTCTAAAACTTCTACTACGTGGGTAGAAATTTCAAAATCAGGACTAAAACTGATACCAAACTCATCTCCAATTTCCGGTGTATTAGGTTCTTCTAAATTTTCTAGTATAGATAATTTGTCTAAAAGGTCTCTCATAGCATTTCCTAAAGTAATACTATATTTATCGCTTTAGAAAATTTAATAATTATAACGAACTTGCGTTATTGTGCCTTCAATCAGCCTATAACCGAGACGGATCCAAACAAAATTGCCAGTGAAGTTGCGTATTTCGTTGATTGCAAGTGGGGTACTATCTAGTGATTCTAAATTTTCAGCTGAATTATCGTAGACAACGTCAACCCAGTCATTGTCTCCGGGATAAAGTTCTAGTGAACCCTGTAGTTTAACTGATCCTTTGAAGTTGTTAAACTCAAACATCACAGTATGCAAGCCACCATTCTTTCTGTGATAGCCTGCTGCTTTGAATTTATCAGTG